GGCGCAACTCATAATTGACCGCTGGCTGCACGGACAATACATCCATCACGCCAACATAAAGAAGCGCCGCCGCCGCGCTGGCATTGCCCGCAGAATTTGTCGCGGTGACAATACAGCCAAACAAGGCGTTCAAGTCAGCGTCCGGGATGGTGTAATTCTGCGACGCCGACGGGGCACCAACAGGCGTTCCGTTGCGCGTAAACTGATACGCATGAGTGATCGGCGCAGTGCCCGTCCACGTGCCAGTCGTTACCGATAGCACCGAACCAGTCTGCGAAATTACGGGTAAAGCCGTGTTGACTGGCGGATCGTTGACAACACCGCCGCGCATAGACTGCCCGATCAATGACAGAATATTGTTGTTGGAATATCTATGCGTGTAGATCATTACAATGCGTAGTAAATCACGGTAGCGGGAGTCGCGGACGCAATACGCTCAGGCACAAACGGCAAAGGCACACCAGCCTTTACATCAACTCCACTGACAGAGTTGCTTCCATCAGCGTCAGTAATCGTGAGTGTCGCGTCGGCTTTTGTCCAAACTATTTTTGCACGATTTGGGATGTCTGTCGGCAACGTCCCAAGCACACGCAATTTCCGGCCTAAACTGTCTGGATTGTTCCGGTAGTTGGTAAAGTCGCTCATCAAAATCTCCAATTATCCGCCGTTCAACTCGTTAAACTGCTCAAAAATACTTTTCTGCTGGACCGCCGCTGGCTTCTTCAACTCACCCGCAACCGCAGGATCACCCCCTTCCTCAGTTAGAGAAATCGGCCTGGCCCAAGCTGGCATGTCCATTGGGGTCCATTTCTGGCCTTGGGGCATACGGCTCTGGTCCCAGCGTATCTCTGTCCGGTCAGGCTCAAGCATTTGCCGAGCCGCTTCATTGTAGCCGCCAAGGTCAAGGCTTTCTTGCGGGCCATTTCTGCTCCACTTGCCTTCGATGAGAGGTTCGTTGAAAAATTCCTCAAAGGCGTCATCTGGGAAGTCGATGGGGAAGAACCATTGACCGGCACCTTCATCATCAATCGCCAGACTTTCCAGCACATCTTCTTTGAGCGAGTGCGAACCAACGGTGTGCATGGTGATGACCGGCGTTATCGGCTTGCCATTGTCATCCTTGCTTATGATTAAGGGTGACGGCGACAATTGCGGGGCATTTGGGCTGCTTGCACCCTTAATGCACCGAACCTTGCGCCATTTACGATCACCCCAATGCTTTCCATCCATGCGCCGAGCAAACTCATAAGCATAAGGCGTTGCGTTACCGTCGCCGCTGTCAATCACTGTCACCGCGACGGGCAAAAACTTGCTTGGATCAGACTTGAATGGCAACTTGCGGTCGATCACTTGGCTTACCAGCACGTTCCAATCGTCCTGAACCTTCGTCGGGCGAATGTCTATGTCGAGATCACCGTCGCGGCGTGTCTTGATCGTCTTACGGTCAATGACGTATCGGCGGCGGTGCAAGTCCCAGCCAATGAGCATATAGTCAAACTTTTTTCCGCCGGGGTCTACAGCGGCGGTTACAAATACGACACCATCGGGGACTTGCCCCATGCGATACCCAACTGGTTTTGTCTCTTGATCAGAGTCGCCGCGCGTGCGCTTTTTCAACGCAGATGCGTCCAGACCAGAAATATCGCCAGCGCCTTCAAACGCCTCGCCAAATGTGCGGACCAAAACCTGTTTGATCTTCTCGGACTTGCCGGTGCGTTGGTGGTGCTCAATCGCGCCCTCCATTTCGCGCGCTAGTTCAGGCAACTTTATCTGTGGCACCATAAGGACATGCACCCAGAAACCTACTGTCTCGCCTGTATCTGGATCACCGATAATGCCCGATTTAACGTCAAGGCGCTGGCCTTCGTGCATAAACTGCCCTCCGGCGATCATCTCTTTGCGCTGCTCGTCGTCGAGCAAACACCCGCTATTTGGACACAGCATCGCTGCCGTGTCCGCTGCCAGCTTTAAGCGCTCACCGATTGGCGTTCGCTCTGGCGACTTTTGGTAATGCAGTTTGAAGCGCGGCACATCAGGCCAGTGCTTTGTTGGGTTTGCGGAAGCATACTCCCCACAACAAGGGCATTGCATGATGTATATGCCGCGGCTTGATTGCAACCATGCCTGTGAAATACCGCCTGACCATCCAATGTCAGGGTGAGCGCAGGCGTATAATTTCCTTTTGTTGCCGATCATGCGCTGACGCTGACGGCCTTGCTCCATGAAGTTTGACTGGAACATTGGCTTGTAACTGTCCGGCTCATCAAAGACGATGAATAAGCCCTCGCGGTTTGTTGTCGTCTTACCGGACATCGCCATCAATTCGATGGTATGCTGCCCGATCTTTTTCATGGTGAGCTTATCGTCGCTCGTCCCATGCCCAACCTTTTCGGCAACGCCAGAATGATCTTCAAACATGTTCTTAAATACGCGGTAAGCGTAACTGGAAACTTCGCCCGGCCCAGCCAGATACCACATAATGTCGCCGCTTGGGCCGAACTGCATCATCTTGAGAGCATAGTTCTCGGCAATAACCGTCCCGCCGCAACGTGCCGGTTTGGGCACTACAACCTCGCGGACATTGGGGTTGTCCAGCGCGGCCATAATCTCGGCAGCCCACGGCGCTTTATCCAGCGACCACTTGACTTTTGTTCCGTCATCCTTGCGGAAAACTCGAAACTCTTTGGAATAATCCAGTGTTGAAATCTTGCGCGGCGGGTCCAGCCTATGCAGTTCATTAAGAGCTAGTTCGCAAATGTCGGCGCAATAACCATCTGATGCTATGAGCCTAGCTGTTTCAGCTATCTCCGTTCTGGACAAAACCCGCATCAAATTCCCTTATGAATGACTCGGCGCTCTTCGACATAGCCACCGCCACGTTCCGCAAATGCTCATCAATCAGAGCGATAATTTCAGGTGGTAATGCGCCGGTTGAATCGACCTGAGCCTTGACGCCCAAAACGCCATTGACGGCGGCTGTGTTGTAACCAGCGAGAAACTCCGAAAACTTGGCAGAGGGAACGTAGCCGCTCTGCTTATGCTTTGCTTCCGTCAGCGTCAGCGTCAGGCTGACTTGCTTCGACAGTTCATTCAAATCCGCAGGCGCTTCGTCGCCTTGTTCAAGGCCGACTTGCTGCGCGACTTTTCGGTTTTGGTTGGTCCGCTTTTCGCGCTCACCCTTGAAATGCTCAATTAGTTTTTCGATGGTCGCCTTGGGTTTGATTGCCCATGCGACCCCTTGGCCGCCACGAACGAAACAATCCGATCCGTCAAACTCTGAAAATGTATCAAGCCAAGTTCTTAAAGATACCCAAGTCACGCCAGTAAGCTGCGCCATTGGCGTAGCATCCAGAACAGCATCCTTTTCCAAGGCATCGGCCCTTTTCAGAGCGCGCTCCAGGCCGTCAATGCGAGCTGATATGTCAATGGAGCGCGCCATCAATCAGCAACGCCAAATAAAGGTCGTGCCACAGTGCAACGCCAGTTCAGTTTCGATATATTTTGGGAAAAGCAAATCGCGCAAGGCACAATTTTCACATTGAAATGTCTGGTCTCACAAAATGACAACATCGTCAAGCCTTTTCATAATCTTTTTTTGCATCGACCAATTGAGCAACCGCTTCACGGAAACCCTCATTGGGGTGCCGGTGGAACGCGCGCGCGGCACGAACGGCACGTTGGATCGGCGTATCTTGAACCACCGTCGCGTAAATCAGCCGTCCATGACGAGCGTTCATTTTTGACACAATGAAGCGCAGGCAGTCAGCAATTTCCATCTGGCTATCGGTCAACTGTGACCGCGATGTTGGACCAGCGAATACCTCTTTGGTGTAATCGGTGGATGGAATGTTACCCATCATCCCAGATGCCTCCCATGCGTTGCGATACCAGACGCAAGCCGCATACCCTGCGGTATCAATGATGCCCTTCATCAGCATCCGGTGTGCAACCGGAACATCGCGGCGACGGACAGTCATCACAGTGCGACCCTTTAGGCGCTCATCGCGGATGCCTTGCACTGGCACATACTCAGCCTTTGCCAGTTGCTCCGGCGTTGGACCGAGCACTGACAAGTCAATGTCGCCTTCGTTCCCATTGGCTACCGCAATCTCGGCCTGACGGCGCGCGGCGTCGACGCGCTCATGTTCTTTCATCTCGCGGACGAGCTCTTGTTCCCGCTTGCGCTGCGCCCCAGATGCCCATTGCAGCGCGCGCGACCGGCGAAGAACACGCTCCCTCTCTCCGCCGGTCCCGAAAAGCGCCGTGCCAAAAGCTTCGGTAAGCACTCCTTTGAGTTCATCATCCTTCATTTTCAGCCCCTTTTTTGCGCTTTCCGTAAGCCCGTTCTGCCAACAACTCGGCTTGCTTCTCATCTGTGAAACTTTTGAATTTGCTCGGAACGACGCAGACAATGCCAAACTGATGCCAAAGCACCGCGCCGATGCGCGTTACCGCCGCTGGGTCTGGATCGCGCATCAGATGCGCCACCGATGTGAGGCTGGAGCGTCCGCGTTCGCCGTTCATGCTTTTGCCCGATCAATCAGCCGCCCAAGCTGATGCTTGGCGTCGAGCAAGGCATCAATTTCAGGTCTAACCTCGCCAATCAGTTCAACCGGCTTTGGCATGTAACGGCGATTTTTCATAGCCCTCTTTCGCGCCAAATCCATCAACGATGCCGGCAAGTCTTCCAATGCCTCAACGCTGTCCATTAAACGTATTTCGGCCCTGTCTGCCTCAATGTTTTCCTCAAAAAGATTTGCGGAAAGGCGATCCAGAAGCGTCACGCGATCCGCTGGCGATGCAGGGGCAAGCAGACTTTCGACCTTTGCCATGTCACTTTGCAGGGAGAGCAAGTCGCTGCCCGTCGACACAGGCAGTTCCGAATAACTCATCTTGACCGACCGCTTGAGCAGCAAACCGTTCTCTAAGCCTTGCAGCAGCAGAGCCAGTGGTGCCAAGCTTTGCGATAGGTGCACGAGAGCCGCCATTATTATTCCTTTCAAAATCCTTAGAGTTCAATACCCATGTTCCCCAAGCGGCTTGCCAGTCGACAAACTTGGTTCCAATTTTTGCGTGATGCGCAGAAAACCGCTCAAGCTCATGCTCAAGTCTTTCAGGTGTCCACGAGTTGATCACGGACCTTGATTTCGTCTTTTCTCCGAAATCACTTGGCCGCCAATTTTCGGGCAATTCGTGCGCGTGTTTCTTTTTATTATTCTTATCTGTTTCTGCTTCTGGTGCCGTTTCATCGGAACGTTTCGTTCGTTCCCTGAAACGTTTCACTCGGTCGGTTGATGTATCTGATTTGTATTGTCTTTTGCTCCAACCGTGGGGGGCGTAGTGATACCCGTTAGGGCCACCGTTGCACTTGTCGATAAGGCCCCTGTTAAGCAGGCGTTCGATCAGCGTTGAAACGCATGAAACGTTACATCTTAATGAGAAAGCAATGTCATCTTGCGAGGGCAATTTACCATCGTTTCTTGATGCCAAACACAGAATGTTCACCCATGCTTTGAAGTCATCGCCGGAAAGCTTTTGGACTTTAGGATCGTCCAAAACCTCATCGTAAAAACGGAACCAACGCGCGCTCATGTTCTCTTAGCCTTCCAAATAGAATTGTTCGCGCTTGCGATATATTCTGCCGTTATCTCGCCCCAATAACAGCGCTCATGATCCACAATTATTTGCTTAATGCCGTTTGCAAATGTCTGCTTGTTTGCGGGCCGCCCAAACTCAAATACACTTATGTATTCAATGAATTGCTCCAACTTCAATGCCATTGAAAACCATTCGCCATGAAGCCGGAGTGGAGCAAAAGTTTTATGCAACTGGGCCTCAAGCTTTTCGGTGCCAGGAGTAATAGCGATAACACGAAGTTTGAATGGAGAGCCTACCTGTAAAGCCTTGCATCGAGCCGATGGGCTGCCACCTGTGTAGCCGATTTTGACGCGCTTCTCTGTGCCGCACTCGCAACCAATAAAATAGACAAAGCCGCTCACGCAAACCTCCCTTCATCCTGCCAGTCAAGATCACGAATGGCTTGGTGTGGAAGGCTTATGAATAATGTCTGTGTCGACGTGGCACCCTTGCGCACCTTCCTGAAAAGCAACTGCATGTGGTCACGACACGCCTCATAATCGGCTTTCCAGTCCTCCCATTTTGAATTGCCGCCTTTGCCCCCTTGAGGCTCGGATGCTTCCAGATAATAGGCTTCCCGATAGGCAAAGACGACAATATCGGCGTCCTGTTCAATGGACCCAGACTCACGCAAATCTGCCAGTATCGGGCGCTTATCTTCGCGCTGTTCAACGGCTCTCGAAAGCTGCGATAGAGCGATGATCGTAATGTCCAATTCACGAGCAAGTTTCTTCAAGCCGCGGCTGATTGAGCTGATTTCGTTTGTCCGGTTTCCATCCTTAGAACGGTCGCCGGTCATAAGCTGGAGATAGTCGATTATGACCAACCGAAGTTCATGCCCCTGCGATGCCCATTTACGCTTGCTACGGCGCACCTTGGCGCTCAGTTGGGCAATGGATAGGCTGCTTTCGTCATAGAGGTTCAGGGGCATCCCCACGAGCCTTCTGCGCGCCTTGGCGATCATGCTGCGCTCTGTTGCATTGAGGTTCATAAACTCAATGCTTTTTGCGGTCGGGCTCTCTCTGGAATTGTCATAAGCAAGATCAGCGAGGCATCGTAGCGCGTTCTCGCCATTCTCCATTTCAAGGCCATAGAAATCTGTGGCGAAACCGCTTTCGGCGGCGCAAGTTGCTATCTTGAGCGCTTCAAGCGATTTGCCCATTGCAGGGCGGCCAGCGAGAATAATCAGTTGCCCGCCCCTCATGCCGCCCGTGCCGCGGTTCCATGCCTCCTGACCCTTTATCCTCAGCGCGGCGGCTATCTCGCCACGGTTCTCAGCTTCAATCTCTTTAATTGCAGCGTCGACCGCATCAGCAATGCTTTGAACTTTGGAATTTGTCTTGTCGTTATCGGCAATGGCAAACAGGCGCTCTTGGGCCTTCTCAAGCCGCTGAGGCGCATCAATCTCACTTGATGTATCGAGTGCCGCGTTAGACAGATCAACGCCCACAAGGTAAATTTCCCGAAGCATAGCAAGGTCTGAAATCTGCTTTGCCAAGTCACGAGCGGCAATGAGGCCAGAACCATCGGCGGTGAGCTTCATCAAATAGCCCGCACCACCTAATTCGGCCATCGTCTCATCATTATCAAAGTAAGGCTTGAGCGATATTGGCGATGCTGTTTTGCCTTCGCTGATTAGCGAAACAATGCGTTCAAATATACGTCCGTGCAGTTGCTCAAAAAAGTGCTGCGGCTGCAAATCGCGCGCATGGTCAATCAGGTTGTTCTCAATAAGCAACGCGCCGAGGAGCGCAGCCTCAGCTTGAATGTTGCAAGGTAATCGGATTTGGTCTTGCTCCATCACTGATCTGCCTGTGTAAATAGCGCCGCCCAGCGGTCGTGCGCCTTATTCATTTCTGCTGTAAAATTGGGGTTTTCCCGCGCCACTTTGTTGTCTCGGCGAAAATGAGACATTGCAGCATAGACTTGCCAGGCTGTGTCTATTTCAGATTGCGAAACGCACGGCTCT